TGCGACGGCCACACGTTCGACGCCGAGGTCCAGCACCCGATGCACGGCCGGCCCTTCCGGCCGGAAATCACCACCATCATCGACATCCGTACCCGTCGAATTCCGGGATGGTCCACCGGCCTGGCCGAGTCGGCCCTGGTGGTTGTCGATGCCCTGCGCGACGCCTGCACCAAGGGCGGCATTCCGGCCATCTTCTACGTGGACAACGGCTCAGGCTACGTAAACCACATGATGCGCGACGAGGCGGTCGGCCTTATGGGCCGCCTGGGCATCGACATGAAAAACAGCCTGCCCTACAACAGCCAGGCGCGGGGCGTGATTGAGCGCGTCCACCAGAGCCTGTGGATTCGGGCCGCCAAGGAACTGCCCGGCTACATCGGCGCCGACATGGACCGCCAGGCCAAGCTGGCCACCTTCAAGCTGACGCGCCGGGCCATTGCCAAGGGCGGCACCATGCCGCTGATGTCTTGGGAATCTTTTGTCGCGTTCTGCGAACAGCAGATTGCCGAGTACAACGACCGGCCGCACAGCAGCTTGCCGCGCATCGTTGACCCGAACACCGGTCGTCGCCGGCACATGACCCCCAACGAAGCCTGGGCGCTCCACGAAGCCGATGGCTTCAGCCCGATGCGGGTCACCGACGACGAGGCCCGGCCGCTGTTCCGACCCCAGGTGCTGCGCACCGTCCGCCGCTGCGAACTGGAGTTCATCGGCAACCGCTACTTCGCCCGCGAGCTGGAGGAATTCCACGGCGACCAGGTGGCCGTGGGCTACGACATCCACGACGCCAGCCGGGTGTGGGTCTACGACGGCGAGGGCCGCTTCCTCTGCACCGCAGAGCTGAACGGCAACAGCCGCGACTACATGCCGGCTTCGTATGTCGAGCGTGCCCGCGAGAAACGCGCAGAGGCCCGCGAGAAGCGCGCCCTGGCGCACCTCGACGAGATTCGCGCCGAGCGTGACGGCGGGTATGCCCTGGAAATGGATGCGCCGCTGTCCATCCCCGGCCTCGGCACGATCACCCCTGAGCAACTCCGGTCGCGCAGCGCCGCGACCCTCGAAATGCAGGCCGAGCGGATCGACGAACCGCGCCCGGCCGCAGCCACCGCCCAAGCCACCACCGCCCAGGTCTTCACCCTGCCGACCGCTCCCGCCCAGCGCTACCGGCAGTGGTGCGAGCTGGCCGAGCGGCAGCGCTCCGGCCAACCCATCGAGCCGGACGCCGCCCAGTGGTTCGAGGTTTACCCCAAATCCAAAGAATTCGCCGCCCAGCAGCGGCAAGCATGAAAGGAGCTGTATTCATGACCACCCCGAAAACCACCCAACTGGCCAGCGGCATGGCCGACATCGCCAACATCGCCCTTTGCGATATCGCCCTGGAGAAAGCGCTGTCGCGTACCTCCACCTTGCCCGGCCTGGTCTGCTTCTACGGCCCGTCCGGCTTCGGCAAATCCGTTTCGGCCGCCTGGGTCGCCAATCGCCGCCGCGCCTACTACGTCCAGGCCAAAAGCGTCTGGACCCGCAAGCACACGCTGAAGTCGATCCTGGGTGAAATGGGCATCAAGCCGGCCGGCACCATCCCGGAAATGGCCGACCAGATCGCCGAGGAACTGGCCGCCAGCGGCCGCCCGCTGATCATCGACGAAATGGACCACCTGGTCGCCGCTGGCCAGGTCGAGCTGATTCGTGATCTGTACGAGTCCAGCCAAGCCTCCATCTTGCTGATCGGCGAGGAAATGCTGCCGACCAAGCTCAAGAAGTACGAACGCTTCCATGGCCGCGTTCTGAGCTGGGTTCCGGCCCAGCCAGTGTCCCTGGAGGACGCCCGCAACCTGGCGCCGGTCTACAGCCCCGGAGTGGCTATCGCTGACGATCTGCTCGCGCACCTGGTGAAGAAGTCCCTGGGCTCTGTCCGTCGCGTCGCGGTGAACCTGGAGCAGTTGGCCGAGGCCGCCACCGTTCAGGGCCGACGCGAGCTGGAACTGGCCGACCTCCAGCGCCTGAACCTGGAGCTGTACACCGGTGCGGCCCCGAGCCCGAGGACTTCGAAGTGAGCCTCGGCAAGAACCCGGCCCACCTGTCTATGGTCGGGGGCAAGAGCCCCCGCCAGCAGATGTGGGAAGTGATCCGGGCCAACCGCGAAGAGTTCACCGTCTACCGTGTGGCGCGCCGGTCCAATCAGCACGACAAGACCGTCGAGAAGTATGTCGCCTGCCTGCGCCTGGGCGGCTACGTCGAGGCGATTCGCGGATTAAAGCGCGGCGAAGAGGTCGTTTTCCGGTTGATCCGCGACAACGGCGTCGAGGCACCGAACCTGAATGCCGATGGCAAGCCATCCCAGCAGGGTTACACCACCGAGGCGGTCTGGCGGACGTTGCGAATCCTCGGCCCATCGACCCCGGAACAGATAGCCGCATCGGTGGCGGCCTCGGGCACGCCCGTGTCGCCCAGCACCGTTCAGCGCTACTTCATCGACCTCCAAAACGCCGGATACCTGACCCGCAACGGCCGCCACTACGCCCTCAAGCCGGGCCGCTACACCGGTCCACGGCCGCCCATTGTCCAGCGCGAGACGCGCCGTCAGGTCTACGACCCGAACCTGGATCAGGTCATGTGGAGTTCGCACGGCGAGTACCAGCACAACCGGAGTCGTTCGCGGGGCGCTGCCCAGGCTGGCGTGGCGGATACCGAAGAGAACAACGAATCAGGCGGCTGAGGCCCTGATGAAGACGGTGCCGAGGGGTGGCCGCCCCTCGACACCTACCACCACCCGGAAGGAGAGGAGCCATGCAAATGCATGCACAGCAAGGCGGTAGCGCCGCGAAGGCTAGCACAAGCCACTTTCGCGGAACTACGAACATTGAGGAGTACATCCGCGACATGGCGAGCCGTGGGTTCAGTCGTCGGGCCGTGAGTAAGGCCCTGGGTATGCACTGGCGGAAGTTCATAGCACTCCTGGAACTCCTGCCAGAAATGAACTGGGTGCCTCCTTGCCAGTCATGGGACCGCCTGCGCGCTGACCAGGAGAAGAAGGGGCGTACGTGTCCGATGACAGAGGGGCGTCTGCGCTCGATTGTCGCGGCGAGGCGCGCCGCGATGGCAAAACACACCCGCTATACCGCGTTTGGTGTAACAGCCACCTTGCCGGAGCTGGTGAGCCAGTTCGGCCAGGTCACCGCCGCCTCCGTGCGCATGCGGTTGGCCAAGGGAATGCCTCTGGAGCAGGCCCTTGCCTCCGTGCGCAGCGATCCTTGTGGAAGGAAGGTCGCTGACAGCCATCCCTGGAAACAGGAGGCGCACCAGGGGGCTATCAATCACCTTGAGCGTCAAACCGCTGCAATGCAGGAACGCGTTCAGGGGGAGCGCCTGGACCGGGCGGCCTCACTGCTGAACCAGGAGGTGCCGCCATGCGCCGAGCACTGACCCCCATCGGCATCGTCCTGGCCCTCGGCCTGCTGCTGGTCCTGGTCGGTGATGCCCTGCTACCGATCCGGCGCCTCATTGCCTGGCAGTGGGGGTGCTAATGGACCGCGCAATCGATCTGTCGGCCTGGGGCGAGCGTCCGCCCGTCTTCGTCCAGCTGCTCGCCGCTGAGGTGGCCCGCAGCAGCCAGACGAAGGCCGGCGAGGCAATCGGCATGAGCCGTTCGACCGTCAGCACCATCCTCGCCAACCGCTACCCGTCGCCCTCGACGATCCGCGTCGAGCGTCGTGTCCTGGCCGCGCTGAGCCGCATTGAGTGCCCGGCCCTGGGCGAGGCGGTGACCTCGGTCGAGTGTAGCGAGTACCTCCAGCGGCCGGCGCCGCTGAACAACCCCGTCGCGATGCGCTGCTGGAAAGCGTGCCGCGCCTGTCCACGCAACCCGCATACCGCCCCCATGAAACGAGAGGAACAAGGCCATGAGAACCGCATTGCCCTTGAAAGTCTTGACGCCTGACTTGGCCTTGAGCCTGGGCACTTTCAACGATGCCGCCCGGCTGCTCCAGCGCATGGGGGTCCGCCTTCATCGCCTGGAGCCGACAGAGGGGCGCGTGACCATCGCCGCAGATGACGCCCGCCGGCTCCTGGAGAAGGGGCTCCTGCTGGGTTTCCAGCGCGACGCCTCGGCCGGCAGCACCCGTTACATCACCCGCTTCCAGGGCATCACCCTGGCCTGGAGCGAACCGATCAGCTACCGCGACTTCGCCGGCAGCAACCCCGTAATTCACTGAACAGGAGAACGCCAACATGGCACCGAAGAAACGTCTGAAATCCGCTGCCGCCGTCTACGTCCCGCAGACCCGCGAACAGGTCATCAGCGATATCAAGAACATCGGCGACCTCCAGCGCGAGCTGGCCCGTCTGGAAACCGCAATGAACGATGAAATTGGCCAGATCACCGAGCGCTATTCGGAGCCGGCCGAAGACTTGAAGAAGCGCCTGGCGGTCCTCCAGGGCGGGGTCCAGTCCTGGTGCGAGGCCAACCGCGCCGAGCTGACCGACAACAACAAGGTCAAGTACGCGAACCTCACCACCGGCGAGGTCCAGTGGCGCATCCGTCCCCCGTCCGTGACTGTGCGCGGCGCCGATGCGGTCCTGGAGCTACTGCGCAGCAAGGGGCTAATCCGCTTCATCCGCACCAAGGAAGAGGTGAACAAGGAAGCGATCCTCAACGAACCCGAGGCCGTCCAGGGGCTTCCGGGGCTGACCGTGAACTCCGGCATCGAAGACTTCGCCATCGTGCCTTTCGAAGCGGAGGTGCAGTGACATGGCCGAGGAAGTCAGCATCGACACCATCATGTCGCAGGCCCAGGTATTCGCCAGTGCTTGGGCACTGGTCGGGGGCACATTCGACGACGGCCACGCCATCGAGAACGCGGAGGAAGCCAAGGCTGAACTGCGCGAAATGCTGGAGGACTTCTGTTCGAACACTGACCTCCTGCGCGTGGCTGAGCTGCTCACCTCTTGGCACCAGAACGGGATGGGCAAGATTGATACGGCGCTGAATGCGCCGGATACGGCCGAGGTTCGGATTGGCTCGGTCAAGCTCACTGGTTCCCAAGCCATCGGCTTCCGAATCGGCCTACGAGTGGCCCGCCAGTGGCTTGGCACACTCCCGCTATCGCTCACCAAACAGGAGGTGTGACATGGCTGACACCATCGCTTTCTGCTGGGCCTCTGGCTTGATCCAGTTCGGTGACCAGGTGCCCGACGGTGCAATCGAGATCGCCCGTGGGGACGACCAGGTCGTTCGCGAAATCATCGAAGTCACCTCGCGCCATGCCTACGACGGAAAGTCGCTCCTGGTGCCCGGCATACCCGAGGCAAAAAACCAGGCGGAAGGCATTGACGCCCTCGAAAGGTTCGTTCGCTGGATCGCCTCGCACAACAGCGAGTCGTTCCAGGTTTTCATGGGAGACGTGTGACATGCCTACCAACGTGGAGCTTGTAACCCGCTTGATGGAGTACCCCAAAAGCGGACCGCTGATGCAAGCAATGGTCCTCCAAGCCTTGGATCAGTTCGCTTGCATGGTACTGGCTTCGGAGCCGGGGTCGCTCGAAAGCCCCATGGTTTCCGAGGCGTCCTGGCGCGCCTGCGCTGAGGAAATCCGGGAAAGCCTATCTAGCCACATGCGTCGGGAGGCATGACATGACCAAGACGTTCGCCATGTGCCGCATCGACGGCCTGATCGAGCTGCGGGAAGAGCACCCAGGCGAGGGCTATTTCGCCCTTGCCGTGGGCGAGCTGGCTAGCGTGCGGGCGGCGGTCTTTGCAACCGCTGAGCCGCACCAGGTGGGCCAGAAAGTCGCCCGGCGCGTGCCGGGTGTGAGCCCCGAGGCCACCGACCGCGAGAACCTGGGTTCCATCGCCCGCTACATCCAGACCCTGGGCCAGCAGGATCGGCCCGGCTTCCGGGCGCTGGGGGTGTGAAATGCAGCAGTCCAACCCCTTCAATCACCCCGGACAGAGCTACGGCGCCGTAGACGTCGATAGCCGTCTCCGCGCCGTTGCCGGCTTCGACCTGGAGCAATGCCGCGCTGCGCTCGCGGTCACCGGCCTCCAGAAGATCGTCGAGAAGAAAGTTCGCACCCGCATCCGCCAGCTGGAAAAGCAGGCATCCGCACAGAAGGAGGCATAACCATGGCCCATTACACCATCACCATCAGCGACACCGAGGGCGGCGTCCTCTTCGGCATGAAAGGCCCGCAGTTGCACGATTCCGAAGCTTCGAAACTGGCCTATGCCCTCATGGAGGCCTCGAAGTCCATTGGCCGGGAACTCGCCAAGCTGAACGGAGCTGGTAACGGCGTTTCCTGCGCCTGCGACGAGTGCCTGGCACGCCGCGCTCGCGGCGAGGAACCGGAGCAGGAAATCCACTACATCAAGGACAAGAACCGCACCGTCCACTGAGCGAAACCGCCCCGGCCTGGCCGGGACGGTCTGCCGGACGTGGTGGTCCGGTACTGATGAGCAGCCACCCATGACGAACGAAACCAAGACGGACCGCCAGCGCCGCCTGGCGCGAGAACGCCAACGGGCGAAGCGCGAGCGCGATGCCCTGCGCCGCGCTGCGCTGGGCGGTCGCCGCTTCAACATGGACATGTACCAGGGAACGGCTGATGCACTCGATCTGATCTGCGCGGCCGGTGGCTTCGCCGAGCCGGCCGAGGCGGTCACCCTGCTCCTACACAACGTTGCCGAAATTGCTGAGCGTGACGCGTCACGTTTTGCCGAATTGATCCAAAAGAGAAGCCATCCAGGGAGGACCAAGCGATGAGCCTACGCGCCGTCAACCTCGCAAAAATCCACATCGCCAAGACCCAGCTCGGCATGGACGATGACACCTATCGCGCATTGCTCGCTCGCGTCGCGGGCGTGCGCTCGGCCAAGGACTTAGGGCCGCGCCAGGTCGATCAGGTGCTGGTCGAACTCCAGCGCTTGGGCTGGAAACCGAAGAGCAATCGGCAAGGCCGGGCGACGCCAAAAGTGCCGCAAAACCGGCAAACCGTGCTGCGCAAAATCACCGCGCTCCTGGCCAGCGCCCATCGCCCCTGGAGCTACGCCGACCACATGGCCCGGCGCATGTTCCAGGTCGAGCGGGTCGAGTGGCTGGACGACAGCCAGCTCTACCGGCTGATGCAGGCGCTTATCATTGACAGGAGCCGCCATGAGTAGGTCTGAAGTCGATCTTCGGGAGGTCCAGGACATGCTGCCGGATACCGTCCGCGACATGGCAGGACGCATCGGCCTGCCGGCCACCCTGGTGGTGGTCGAGCAACTCGGCGGCACGTCCTGGCGGATAGCCGAGGGCCGGGCGCGGAGGGGCGAAGCGCGACGGGCTGCGCTGGCCGAGCTGGTGGGCAGCGACATCGAGGAGCTGCTCCACACGCACTATCGGGGCGAAGAAATTTACGTGGCTCGCTGCCACAAGGCGCTGGTACGGTGGCGCGACCTGGAGATCGTCGAACGCTTCGAGCAGGGCTTGCGTGATGGGCAAACCGCCCGTAGCCTGCTCAGCGATCTTGCCCGCCAGTACAACCTGTCCGACCGCTGGATATGGGAGATTGTCAACCGGCCGAGCGAGCCGGCACCGCAGCAATCCACCCTGTTCCACTAAGCCGGGGCGCAACGCCCCGGCCGGCGTCTCCGCGCCGATCCTGTCTCAGCCGTTGAAGTCAATCATCTAATTCCCCCTAGCATGTCGCCGCCACGATGGCGGCATGAAAGAGTTCAACGCCCCGCATCCACCGCGCAGCCCACGCGACTACGCCGCCGCCATCCTGGCCGAGCCCAGCCGCGAGCGTCGTAACGCTCTGCTGGAAGCCTGCCCGGTCAACTGGCAACCGCTTGTTCGGGCGCACGTCGAGGACGCCTTCGCGAAGGTCAAGGCGTATCGCCAGATGATGGCCCCCCGCGCCAAGCCGACCCGGCGCGGCCCGCCTCCTGCTCCCCGCGTCACCGACACCGATTTCCGCATATCCAGCTACACCAAGTCCGCCCCGGAGGTAGGCAATGCGCACCTATCCGCAATTCGGGCAGCGCTCGCAACGGAAGCACCAAATGCCTGATCCCGCATCCACCTCGGCCGGCAGCGCCGCGCTGCTGAAAATGTTCGGCATCCACATAAGCGCGGGCGCCCTGGCTGCCGCCCTGGGCTTCCTGGTCCTGTGGCCCCGAACCATGAAAGAGGGGTTCGCCCGGCTGTTCTGCACCATCGTCGCGTCCAGCGTCTTCGGCCCAATCCTGGTGGTTTACCTGCACTCCAAACGCCCCGAGTTGTTCGAGTCGGCCCATGTGGTGGCCGGGCTCTACCAGCTGGAGCCAGCGGTCGGCCTGCTGTTCGTTTCCGCTCCGCTCCTGGTGATTGCCGGTCTGCCTGCCTGGTGGCTGATCGGTGCAGCCCTGCGCCTGTTTGAGCGGGACGGCGATTCATGGCTGGGCGCGTTCGCCCAGTGGGTAAAACGCAAACTGGAGAACAACTGATGGCCCTTCAACCTCGCGGCATCCGCAACAACAACCCCGGCAACATCGTTTGGTCGGTACGCAACAACTGGCAGGGCCAGCTCCCGCACAACCCGAAGGTCGAGCCCCGATTCGCCCGCTTCGACACCGCGCATAACGGCATCCGCGCCCTGGCAAAGCTGCTGCTGAACTATCGCAAGGTCCACGGCCTGCGCACCGTCGAATCGTTGATCGCACGCTGGGCGCCATCCAACGAGAACGACACCCGCGCATATGCCACGGCCGTGGCCCGAGCCATGGGGGTTCCGCCGCAGGCCGGCCTGCACATGGACCAGGACACCCTGGCCGCCCTGGTGACCGCGATCATTCGGCACGAAAACGGGCAGCAGCCCTACAGCGCCGAGCAGATCGCCCAGGCCGTGCGGGAGGTGCTGTGATGCAGCGCCCCAGCGGAATCAGCCTCAGCGATCTGTTCGCGATCTGCCGTGAAGACCCGGCCAACCGATGGCTCTGGATACGCCTCTATCTCCGCGACCTGCTGGCCCGCGTCGTGATTCTGGTCTTCATGGCAATTGGTGCCGCAGGCCTCGCCTATGGCCTGGGCGGGGCGTTCGCCTACAGCTTCATGCAGACCGTTGCGTCCTACCAGGTCCAGCTCAGCGTCGAGAAATCGCCATGACCTGGCGCGTCGGCCTGGTTGTCTTTGTGCTCCTGGTGATGGTCTGGACGGCCGGCTGGTGGGGCGGTCGCGAGGCTGGCCTGGCCGATGGGCGCGCTGCCTGCGCCGACGCACAGACCCGCGCATATCGCGACGTCCTGGAGCAATCGGCGGCACAACTGAAGACGGTCCAGGACACCAGCGCGGCTCTTTTCCAGCGCCTGGCCCAGCGGGCCGACAGCGACCAACAAACTACTCGGGAGCTTCGCCATGCCCTGGCCGAAACCGCTGCTGATCGCGCTGCCTGCCGCTTTCCTGCTGGCGTCATGCAGCAGCTCGAAACCGCCCGTCAACGTGCCTCCCAGGCCACTACCGGCGGCCTTGGCTCAACCGTGCCCGACCCCGGTGGCGATGACTGATGACAGCCCCGATGCCGCCGCAATTGCCCTCAAACAACTCTACGACCAATACGGCGCCTGCGCCGGCCTGCACTGGGACACCGTGCGGCACTTTCAAAAGGACTGATCCGATGACCGAAAAGAAAGCCTCTCCTGAGTTCGAACTGCTGCAACGCATCGACGGCCGCCTGGAGCGCTTCGAAGACCGATTCCCGCAGATCGAACGCAAGGCCGTGCTGTACGGCTCGGCGGCCGGCGCGCTGGCGGGTGGCCTGGTTGCCTGCGGCCTGCTCGCGGCGCGTATCAAGCTCGGTATCTGAGGTAGTCCATGGCGCACCCGAAGGAAACCCGCGACGCCCTGCGCCGCGCCTACGTCCTCGACCGCCAGTCCCTGGAGGTCGCGGCCGCCATGTTCGGCGTCTCCTATGGCACCGCTCGCCGCTGGAAACAGCAGGCGGAAGCCGAGGGGGACGACTGGGACAAGGCGCAATCGGCGCAGTTGCTGGCCGGTGGCGGACTGGAGGACGTGGCGCGCCAGGTGCTGGCTGGCCTGGTGACCCAGTTCCAGGCCACCATGGAGGCGATCCAGGTGGACAGCGCGATCACGCCAGCGGTCAAGGTGCAGATGCTCGCCAGCCTGGCCGACGCCTACAACAAGTCGATCAGCGCATCGAAGCGGGTACTACCGGAAACCTCCAGCCTGGCCACCGCAATGGAAGTCATCCAGCGCCTGGCGGCCTTCATCCGTGAACAGTTCCCGCAGCACGTCCAGGCCTTCGCCGAGATTCTGGAGCCGTTCGGGGAAGTAATCGCTAAGGGGCTGAAATGAACGCCGAGGAAAAAGAGTTCCTACGGGAACTATCCGCCATGGCGCAGCAGCTGCGCCGCGACATCGAGGCGCAACAGATCGGCCTCGATAGCTCCCCGGAAGCTCGGGCCGAGCGGCGTCGTCGCGTACTGGTAGATCGCGATTTCGAGTTCTTCGCGTATACCTACTTTCCGCACCACATCCGGCCGCCTGCCTCGTTGTTCCATGCGCATTTCTTCAAGCGCTTTCCCCAGCTCATCAGCAGCTCCAGCGGCCTCAAGGAATGGTGGGTAGCTCCGCGTGGCGAGGCGAAGTCCTCACTGCTGACCAAGGTCGGGCCGTGCTATGTCGTTGTCCAGGGGCTGCTCCAGCGACCGGAGATTCGGGCCGAACTGGGCATGACCGGCCCGGCGCCGTACTTCGTCGACTACATCACGCTCCTAGGCGCCGAAACGCGCTTGCCAACCAAGCTCCTGGAAGTAGTCAAGACCGAGCTACTGGTAAACGCCTCCCTGTCCCTGGACTTCCCCGAAGTCTGCGGCAAGGGAAGCGTCTGGAAGATCGGCGAGTTTGTTTCCCTCTCCGGGGTCAAGCTGGAGGCCTTCGGCGCTGAACAAGCGATCCGGGGCACATTCCACGGCGCGAGCCGCCCCAAGCTGCTCCTGGGCGATGACCTGATCACCGACAAAGAGGCCAAGTCCCCGACCGAGCGCAACAACCGATGGGACTGGCTGGAAAAGGCTATCGACTATCTCGGCCCACCGGATGGCTCCGTAAAATATCTAGGCGTGGGCACAGTGCTGAATAAGGATGATCCGATCAGCCGAGCCAAACGCACGGTCGGGCACCTGGTCCACCACTTCCGCGCTATCGAGACGTTCCCCACCCACATGGACCTATGGGCACATTGCGAAGAGGTGATGCTCAACGACGATAAGCCCGTGATGGAGCAATACGCCGAGCGCGGTAGCGTCGCGCCCGATAGCGCTCTGCCGTCGTTTCAGTTCTACCAGGACAACCGCGAGCAGATGGAGCTGGGGGCCGTCACCAGTTGGCCAGGTGTCCGGTCGCTCTACTGGCTGATGCGTCAGCGGGCGAAGAACAAAGCCGCGTTCGCGACCGAGCTGCAAGGCGACCCGCGATCCGATGAAGACAAGACGTTTACCAACCCGCGCTTTTGGGTCATGCGCTCCGGGCGTTGGCAGATGTTTGGCGCATGCGACCCCTCTGTCGGGGCGAGCGCACAGTCTGACCCGTCGGCGATCATCGTGGGGGGCTGGGACACCGAGAAACAGGTACTTAACGTCATAGAGGCGGCCATCAAGCGGCGCGTCCCCTCGAAACTGGAATCGGACCTGATCAAGGCGCAAAGGGAGTACCAGATGCGCGCTATCGGTTTCGAGAACAACGGGGCATTCGAAATCCAGCGGCAGAACATCGCCAAGGCTGCGCTGATGCAGCGCGTAGCGCTCCCTCTGATCGGCGTCACCAGCATGGCGGACCAGTCCGTTCGAATCGATGCCATGGAGCCGTTCATCAACGACGCATTTGCGCCACGGATTCTGTTTTCGCCTGGATTGGTCGCCCTGCTCGACGAGCTGGACAGCTGGCCAGAACCGCAGACCGGGCACCACTACGACGGGCTTTGTGCCTTGTCGATCCTCTGGATGATCGCCAGCACTCGCGCAGGCTCTTTTGAATTCACAGCGGTGCCGAACCGCCGGAACGCCCTAGAAGCTGGCGGCCTTGACGATTCTTTTGACACTGGCGGCCGCTTCGGCGGCGCATGGTAGGTACGACACATGGCACAAATCGTTGACGTCTACGGCAACCCGATCCGACCCCAGCAGTTGCGCGAGCCGCAGACTTCGCGCCTAGCCGGCCTGGCGAAGGAGTTCGCCCAGCACCCGGCCAAGGGGCTGACGCCGGCCAAGCTGGCTCGCATCCTGGTCGAGGCCGAACAGGGCAACCTCCAAGCCCAGGCCGAATTGTTCATGGACATGGAGGAACGCGACGCCCACCTGTTCGCCGAAATGAGCAAGCGAAAGCGCGCAATCCTTGGCCTGGATTGGGCGGTCGAGCCCCCGCGTAACGCCTCGGCGGCCGAGAAAGCCGATGCCGACTACTTGCACGAGCTATTGCTCGACCTGGAAGGGCTGGAGGACTTGCTGCTCGATGCGTTGGACGGCATCGGCCACGGCTACAGCTGCATTGAACTGGAGTGGGCGCTACAGGGGCGCGAGTGGATGCCGTTGGCGTTCCACCACCGACCGCAGAGCTGGTTCCAGCTCAACCCCGAAGACCAGAACGAGCTGCGGCTGCGCGACAACAGCCCGGCCGGCGAAGCCTTGCAGCCCTTCGGCTGGATCATTCACCGGCCGCGTGCGCGCTCCGGCTATGTGGCCCGCAGCGGCCTGTTTCGCGTGCTGGCCTGGCCGTACCTGTTTCGCCACTACGCCACCTCCGACCTGGCGGAAATGCTGGAAATCTACGGCCTGCCGATCCGGCTGGGGAAATATCCGCCAGGTACTGCCGACGAGGAGAAGGCAACCTTGCTGCGGGCCGTTACCGGCCTGGGCCATGCTGCCGCAGGGATCATCCCCGAAACCATGGCCATCGATTTCCAGCAGGCCGCGCAGGGTAGCAGCGAGCCGTTCCTGGCGATGATGCGGCAAAGCGAAGACGCCATATCCAAGGCGGTCCTGGGCGGCACCCTGACCAGCACCACCAGCCAGTCAGGCGGCGGTGCTTTTGCCCTGGGCCAGGTGCATAACGAGGTTCGGCACGACTTGCTGGCATCCGATGCCCGCCAGTTGGCGGCCACGTTGTCCCGCGATCTGCTCTGGCCGCTCCTGGTGCTGAATCGCCCTGGTAGTCCCGACGTGCGCCGGGCGCCGCGCCTAGTCTTCGACCTGCGCGAGCAAGCCGACATCACCAGCATGGCCCAGTCGATTCCGGCGCTGGTCAACGTGGGGCTGGAGATTCCCAGTGCCTGGGTCTATGACAAGCTCGGCATCCCGCAGCCTGCCAAGAATGAGCCAGTTCTGCGTTCGGCTGCGCAGCCTGCGATCCTGAGCCGCCAGCATGGACAACGGGTGGCGGCCTTGGCCACCATCGTAGGCCCGCGCTATGGCGATCAGCAGGCACTGGACAAGGCGCTGGCCGACCTGCCGGCGAAGGACATGCAAAACCAGGCCAACGACCTGCTCGCCCCGCTCCTGGAAGCGGTCAACCGCGGAGACAGCGAAACTGAACTACTCGGCGCCCTCGCCGAAGCGTTCCCGGACATGGATGACAGCGCCCTGACGGACGCGCTCCACCGGCTGCTGTTCGCCGCCGATACCTGGGGCCGCCTCCACGGCAACCTGGACCGGATCGACTGATGGCCGCTCCGACCGAGGCTGATCTGCGGGCCATCTTCGCCCTGCGGCCGGCCGCCGCTATCGAGTACCTGGAGCGAAAGGGATTCGCCATCACTTGGAACTGGCATGACGTTGACGCGGCCACCCACGCCCGCGCTCTGACCGTTGCCAGAGCAGCACGCCTGGACGTGCTCCAGGACATTCGCGACGCCCTGGTCGAGAACCTGGAGCGCGGCGAGACGCTACGAGACTTCAAGCGCAACCTGCGGCCGACCCTGGAGGCGAAAGGCTGGTGGGGTCGCCAGGTGGTAGTCGCGCCGGATGGCGGCGCCGAGGTTGCACAACTGGGCAGCCCGCGCCGCCTGGATACCATCTACCAGACCAACATGCAGTCGGCCTACATGGCAGGGCGCTACGCGGCCGCCTACGAAGCCAGGGAAACCCACCCTTACTGGATGTATGTGGCGGTGATGGATGGCGTTACCCGGCCCAGCCATGCCGCCCTGCATGGGAAAGTGTTCAGGTGGGACGATCCGATCTGGCAGCACATCACCCCGCCCAATGGCTACAACTGCCGGTGCCGGATCGTTGCCTTGACGGAGGCCGCTGTCCGCCGTCGCGGCCTGACCGTCGAATCCAGCCTCGGCCGGACGGGCCAGGTCACCGTCGAAACCGGGGTTGACAAGCGGACGGGGGAGATTCGGGAACAGACCCTGACCACCCTGGAGACGACCGACCGGGCCGGGCGGAAGATCCAATTCCGTCCCGATGCCGGCTTTGACGGCAGTCCCGTACAGAGTCACCTGATGGACCAGGTGCTGTACGACAAAGCCGAGCGTACCCTGGGGGCACCGGCTGCTATCGACGAGGTACGGGGTGTGCTGCTGGACCCGGTCCGCCAGCGCGCCTGGGAGGCCTTCGTAGATCGCGCCGCGTCCCCCCAGGGACAGACCATGTCCATCGGCGTGCTCGATCCGACCGATGTCACCTACGCCGTCGCCCAGGGCGCCCAATTGCGCGCTGGCGTGGTCGCCACCAGCGATACCGCGATTCGTAACAGCGCCGTCGCTCGCGAGCAGCTCGCCAACCTGCCGCAGCGCTTCGCCCAGCCTGACCTGGTGCTGTGGGAGCGTGGCAGCGAGTCGCTGGTCTACGTCGTCCAGGCCGATGGTGCCGCCCTGGCTATCCGTCTGCGCGGCGAGATATACGGACCCGGCCAACTGGAAAATGTCGGCCAGGTTATGGAGATCACCATGGATAGCATCCAGGATGGCCTGGCGACGGGCCGCTACAGGAGAGTGCGCTAATGACAACTAGGATCGACGTCGAGCTGGACGACCAGGAGGTTCGCCAGCGCCTGGCGGTGCTGATGCGCTCGGTGACCGATACGCTGCCGGTCATGCGTGGCATCGCTGCCGAGCTGCTCGCGGAAACTGAGTTCGCCTTTATGGACGAGGGGCCGGGCTGGCCGCAGCTCAGCCCCGCGACCGTCGCCGCTCGCGAGGCTAAGGGGCGTGGTCCCCACCCGATCCTCCAGGTCACAAACGCCTTGGCTCGCTCGGTCACGACCTGGGCGGATCGCAACGAGGCGGGAATCGGGTCCAACCTGGTCTATGCGGCCATCCACCAATTTGGTGGCAACGCCGGCCGGGGTCACCAGGTCGAAATTCCTGCACGGCGGTATCTGCCGTTCGACGAAAACGGCCAACTGGCGGCCGGCGTTCGGCAGTCCATTCTGGACCTCGTCATCACCGCGCTATCGCGACAGCGCTAGAAACGCACCACACGCGCCGAAGCGGGGTTAGCCGCTACCTCGCATCAGAGTCGGTGCGTTAACCCCGTTAGAGCCCCGTTAGAAATCGCTCCAGCGCCATTCGTGTGCCAGGGTTTGGCCAGAAGATGGCGCCGGACGGTTTCCGCAGTCGTTGAACCCCTTCCCGTAACCGCCGCGCTCGACCGTCGTCACCATTGGCGGCATGGAAAAGAACCGCCTACTCGTTGCCATCGCCGCCTGCTCGTTCCAGCTTCCCCAGCTGGAGGATGGCAGCGCCTGGATTCAAGTCACTCCAGCTGGTGAGTTCCGGCCCACGGACGGGCGCCCCATGGACGTGCCGGCCTGGCGGATCGATGCTGCCAGCGCCGCCGCCGTGATCGACCGGGCCAGGGCACGCAAGACACCGCCTGTCCTGGACTATGAGCACCAGACCCTCAAGAAAGAGGAAAACGGCCAGCCGGCGCCTGCTGCCGGCCGCTTCCTCGATTTCGAATGGCGCGAAGGCTCCGGCCTGTGGGGCCGTGTCGAATACACCGCCCGCGCCGCACGGATGATCGAGGACGGTGAGTACCTCTACTTCTCGCCGGTCTTCAGCTACGCCCCGGACGGCACGGTCCTGTCGATTCTGATGGGCGCCATCACCAACGACCCCGCCATCGATGGCATGGAGCCGCTCGCCCGCCGAGCGGCGGCCACCTTTGGCCTTTACCCCACCCAAGAGGAAACCTCCGTGGATGAACTCCTGAAAGCCATCATCGCGGCGCTGTCGCTCAAGGAAGGGGCGACCGAGGCCGAAGCCATCGCCGCCCTGACCGCGCTCAAGCCGGCCTTGGACGCACAGGCGGCCAGCCTGGCCACGCTGCGCGAAACCCTCGGTCTGGCCAAGGACGCTAGCGTCGAGCAGATCGCCGCCGCCACCAGCCAACTGAAAAAGGCCGACCCGAGTCAGAAACCCGACCCGGCCAAGTTCGTGCCCTTGGAAGCTGTGACGGACCTCCAGGAGCAAATCGCCGCTCTGACCGCACGCCTCAATGGTGGCGAGCTGGACGGGCTGGTCGGTGCTGCGCTCCAGGACGGTCGCCTGCTGCCCTCCCTGGAGCAGTGGGCACGCGACCTGGGCGGTAAGGACATCGGCCAGCTCAAGGCGTACCTGGACAAGGCCGCGCCGATTGCCGCGCTGACCCGCCTGCAAGGCCGCCAGCCGGAGGGCGACACCCACAACCTCACCGACGCCGAGATGGAGGCCGCCCGTCTGACCGGGATCAGCCCCGCCGACTACGCCAAGGCAAAAGGAGCCTGACCCATGGCCATCATTACTCCGGCGCTGATTAGCGCACTGAAAACCTCGTTCAGAAGCACTTCCAGGACGCCCTGGCGACGGCACCCAGCACCTACCTTCAGGTTGCTACGGTGATTCCGTCCACCACCGCCAGTAACACCTATGGCTGGCTGGGGCAGTTCCCCAAGTTGCGCGAGTGGATCGGTCAGCGTGTCATCAAGGACATGGCGGCCCAGGGCTACCAGATCACCAACAAGCTCTTCGAATCGACCGTGGGCGTAAAACGTACCGACATCGAGGACGACAACCTCGGCGTCTACGGACCGCTCATGCAGGAAATGGGGCGTGCTGCCGGCGCGCATCCCGACGAACTGGTCTTCGCCCTGCTCAAGGCCGGCAACGCCAATCTCTGCTACGACGGTCAAAACTTCTTCGACACCGATCACCCGGTCTATCCGAACGTGGATGGCACCGGCACGGCGACCACCGTTAGCAACCTGTTCGCGCCGGCCGCTGATCCGGGGGCGGCCTGGTATCTGCTCGACACCAGCCGCAGCCTCAAGCCGTTGATCTACCAGGAGCGCATGAAACCGTCGTTCACTTCGATGACCAAGGAAGACGACGAGCAGGTCTTCATGGCCGACGAGTACCGCTACGGCGTGCGCTCCCGCTGCAACGTCGGCTTCGGCTTCTGGCAACTGGCGGCGATGTCCACCGAAGAACTGAACCAGGTCAACTTCGAGAAAGTTTACGACGCCATGCGCAACCAGAAAGCCGACGGCGGTCGTCCGCTGGACATTCGTCCGAACCTGCTGGTGGTGCCGACCACTCTGCGCTCCAAGGCCAAGGAAGTGGTCGGGGTGCAGCGCCTGGCCAATGGCGCGGACAACCCCAACTTCGAACTGGTCCAGGTACTCGATACCGCCTGGCTCAACTGATAGCCCCAGACGGAACGCCTGCCAGGCCAAGGATGGCCACCTTCTTCCAGCTACAGGAGACACGACATGGCACGCCAGAACTCTGCGGCCAAGACCACCGCAAAATCCAAGACCGATCCGGCGACCGAAAAGCCCAAGGACGAAACTCTGCCGGGCTCCACGGACGCCACTTCGTCCACCGCACCCGAGGCATCCGCCGCCAAGCCCCAAACTGCTCCGGCGACCGAGAAGCCCAAGGACGACACTCTGCCGGACTCTACGGACGACGCTTCGCCCACCGCACCCGAGACGCCCGCCACCAAGCCAGACAGCGCCTCGGACGAGGTCGAGGGTGTCTTTGTTCGGGCCACCGTCGAGCGCCGTTGCCGAGCGGGCTTCTGCTTCGACAAGGAAGGCCAAGGCTTCGCTGACGGCGTGCTGAGCGACGAGCAGCTGGAGGCTCTGGAGTCGGACCCGCTGCTCAAGGTCGAGCGCTGCACCTTTTCCGGCAACCAGGAGGGCGAGTGATGAATCACGCCATTGCCCACCTGGACATCGCCGCGCAGATCGCCGAGCACAACGCGCCAATCAGCGAGGCTCAGGGTGAAGCCGCTCAGGCGGAGCTACAGCACCAGGTCGCCGCCGACTGCCGCGAGGCGCTCGACGTCCTGGAACAGTTGGAGTCGCAGCTGTGAGCTACTGCACGCTGGCCGACCTGATCGAGCAGTACAGCGAGCAGAAAATCCGCGAGGTGAGTGACCGCGTCAATAAACCGGCCACAACCATCGACACGGTGATCGTGGATCGCGCCATCGCCGACGCCGACTCAGAAATCGACCTGCATCTGCACGGCCGATACCAGTTGCCGCTCGCCAGCGTGCCAACGGCGCTCAAGCGCATTGCCTGTGGCCTGGCCTACGCCAATCTGCACATCGTTCTAAAGGAAGAGAACCCGGTCTACAAAACGGCCGAGCATCTGCGAAAGCTGCTGTCGGGCATCGCCAACGGCAAGTTGAGTCTGGCCCTGGATGCTGACGGCAAGCCGGCGCCCGTAGCCAACACGGTGCAGATAAGCGAAGGCCGTAACGACTGGGGGGCCGACTGGTGAGCGACCCGTTCGACTACCTGTTCCTGGAACCGTTGCTGATCGAGCGTATCCGCTCAGAGGTTCCTGGGCTGGCCATCGTTTCCGGGGTGCCCGATCTGGCGGCCTTGAGTGAGCAGGACCAGCCCGCCCCCAGCGTCTATGTCGTCTATCTCGGCGACGAGATAGGCACCGGGGCGGATCACCAAGGGGGCAGGCGCGCCATTCAGGCTATCGGCCAGCAGTGGGCGGTTGTGCTGGTGGTGCATTACGCCGACTCGTCGAACTCCGGCGAAGGAGCGCGCCGAGAGGCAGGACCGCTGCTGGGACGGCTGGTCAAGGCACTGACCGGATGGGCTCCAGCCATCGATGTGGCGCCGTTGGCGCGCAGCGCCCGACAGTCTCCTGTCACCTACGCCAGCGGCTACTTCTATTTCCCCCTGGTGTTCACCGCCAGGTTCGTCTACCCGAGGGTCAAGTCATGGAAACCGTAAAAGTCACGATCACTGCTGAGAACCCCAACCACACCCACGCGGGCAAGCCGGTGGCGCAGGGCGACGAGATCGAAGTCAGCCGCGCCGATGCCGCGTTCCTGCTGCGCCGTCAACTGATCACCAAGATTCCCGCCGAGCCCAAGGCCGACGAGAAACGCGACAAGTAACGCGCAACATCTGATTCCTACGGAGGCCTCACATGGCACAGGAAACGTATTTCTACGGGCAAGGCGAGATTGACGCCGCGCCTATCGTCAACGGCGTCCTCGGCAAATGGCGCTGGATTCAGGATGTCTCGGCCATGAGCATCCAGCTCGCAGTCGAGAAGGTCGAGCACAAGGAAAGCTACAGCGGCCAGAAAGCCCTGGTCCGCAGCTTCCCCATCGGCAAGACCGCCACCGTCAGCATGACCTTGCACAGCATCGACCCGGATAACCTGGCGCTCACCCTCTATGGCAAGGTCGTGACCAAGGCGGCCGGCTCTGTGACGGGTGAGGCGCTCCCCGCCGACCTGGTGGCTGGTGATGTAATCCGCCTGGCCAATCCGGGCGTCAGCGAGCTGGTCATCACCGACAGCGCGAGCACGCCGGCGCCTCTCGATCCGCAGTATTACGCCCTGCGAGCCGATGGCGCCTACGGTGAGGTCCAACTGCTGGGTCTGCCGACGCCGGCCCCGACCCAGCCGTTCAAGGCGGCCTATGAGTACGCGGCGACTCGCCAGGTGGGCATGTTCACCGCGCCGCAGCCGACCATCGCCCTGCGCTACAAGGGCATCAACCTGGCCGAAGGCGGCGCGCCGGTCATCGTCGAGCTGTTCAAGGTCGCGACCGATCCGCTTCAGGAGCTGGCATTGATCAGCGATGGCAACACCGTTGCCGGTATGCAGATCAGCGGCGGAATCCTGCTGGACACCAGCAAGCCGGATACCGGCGACCTGGGCCGCTTCGGCCGCATTATCCAGTTGGGGTAATGCCATGGCCAGGAAGAAGCCTGTGAATCCTCGCGGCCAGCCGGCCGACTCGGCGCCCGACGACAGCCTGGGCGTTCTGTTCCCCGACCGCCAACTGGCGGTCGGGGGCGTCGAGGTAACCGTGCGCGAGCTGACCTTCAGTGAGCAACTGCGCCACAACCACCTGCTCGCTCCGCTGGCCGATGCCCTGGCGGCAGTTCCCCCGGAGCAGCTCGACGGGCCGGAGTCGATCAACGTCATCTTCGACGCCCTGGCCCGGCACGCTGACGCGCTGCGCGAGCTGATCGCCATCAGTTGCGGCCGGTCCGTGGACTGGGTGGACGCGCTGCCGGCAGATGACGGCGAAGCCCTGGTGCTGACCTGGTGGACGGTGAACAACGGTTTTTTCGTGCGACGGCTCTGGCGGCCACGCCTGCTGGCCATGGCACTGGCCAGCTCGCCACCTGGGGCCGAATCTTCGCCGACCTCGTCCGCGCCGGGCACTGTCGCGAGTCTCTCGGCCACTACACCGGGCGGCAGTTGATCCTCTACTGGAAGGAAGCGCAGGCCGCTGAGAGGCGGGAGCAGGCCCGAGAGGTTCGGGCGGTGATGTTTGGCATGACCGGTGGCAAGGAAGCCACCGCCTTCCTCAACGAGTTGGAATCCTGAGATGGCGAACAATCAGCAGCTGACACTGGCCCTCCGCATCCGCGCCGATCTAAACGACGCCCAGGACGCCCTGCGTCGCCTGAACGGTAATGTCGATGAACTGGGCCAGAGCACCAGGACAGCCGCGCGGGATGCTGACCAACTGAATGCCGCCACCCAGCGCATTGGTGGCGGCATGACGGCCCTTGCTGCCTCCATCAAGGCCGCTGCGCTGGGGCTGGGGGCGCTGTTCAGCATTCGGGAGATCATCCAGACCACCGACGCCTGGACCAACCTCCAGAACCGGCTGCGCCTGGTCACCAGCACCCAGGCTCAACTGGCGGCGGTGACCGATGACGTATACCGCATCGCTCAGTTGACCAGCTCCGCGCTGGACTCCACCGCCACCGTCTACCAGCGTTTCGCGCAGAACGCCGACCGGCTGAACATCAGCCAGCAGCAAGTCGCATCGCTGACTGACACGGTGGCCAAGTCCATCGCGATTTCAGGCGCCAGTGCACAGAGCGCCGAGGCGGCCCTGGTCCAGTTTGGCCAGGCTCTGGCGTCGGGCGTTCTGCGCGGCGAGGAATTCAACTCGGTCAGCGAGCAGGCGCCCGCGCTGCTGAAAGCAATTGCCGATGGCCTCAACGTCAATATCGGCGAGCTTCGCAAGATGGCGAACGAAGGCCAGTTGACGGCTGACGTCCTGGTGGACGCCTTGAGCAATGCGGCGGCCGGCGTGAACGATCAGTTCGCCACCCGCATCAAGACCGTTTCGATGGCAGTCCAGGAGCTGGAGAATGCGTTCACTCGCCTGGTAGGTGAGTTCACCAATGGCCGAGGTGCGGGCGAAGCGCTGGCCGGTGCCATTTCCGGGGTCGCCAATGTCATGGACGGCCTGAGCGATAACGCCGAGTTGCTGGGCACCGCCCTGGATGCCGTGATGGTGACGGCAGCCGGCCGAGCGGTGGCGGCCATCACTGGGCTGACCACTACCTGGCTCAGCAACGCGGCGGCCAGCCGCGCCGCTGCAATCGCCGCCGCTCAGAAAGCCACGGCCGACGAAGGAGCCGCCGTGGCGGCCCAGCGAGCCGCTGCCCAGGAGCTACAACGGGCCAAGGCCGCTGTCGCCTCGGCAGAGGCCGAGGTGGCTGCCAGCCGCGCCCGCCAGGCCGCCAGCCTCCAGAACCTTCGGGACGTCCAGGCCGCCCTGGTCGCGGAGCGCACGCTGGAGCAGGCCAGGCTTCAGGCGCAGATCACCGATATTGGTCGGCAGCAGTCCCTCGCTCGCCTGGCTGAGCTACGGCTGTCTGAAGCGGCCATTATCAGGCAGGTCCAGGCCGCAGAGACGGCGCTCGCATCCACGACGCTGGCGTCTTCGGCCGCCGTCACCGCCGCCTATCAGCGTAGGACCGCCGCAGTCGCGGCCGCCGCTTCGGCACAACAGGCCCTGACGGTCGCCACGAACAACGCGAATATCGCCTCTGCGGCCGCCGCTGCGGCATCCAGCTTCCTGGCTCGCGGCATGGGAACAGTGACGGCGGTCGGTGGCCGGCTGCTGGGGTTCCTGGGCGGTCCCATCGGCGTTATCTCGATGATTGCCATTGCGGCCACGGCGTTCCTGGACTTCGGTAGTGACGCCGAGTCCGGCATGGACCGTGCCGCCAATGCAACCGAGTCGGCTAGCGTCCGCATCCGCAACGCCTCGCGGAACATCATCCAGGCGCTGAACCTGGGTGACCTGAAAACGGCCAACTACGACCAGCTCGGCAAGAGCATCGAGCAGATCAAGCAGCAACTGGCCGAGGCCGAGCAGATACAGCAGCGTGCCGAGGCCCTCCAGGACACGGACGTTCCTACGGTGCCGGGCATGGACCTGCCGAGCCTGGACGAAGCCAACGAACGGGTACAGGCGCTTACCGGAGCCCTGCGCAGGCTTGAGGCAGAACGAGCCGGCGACCGCTTCAAGAACGTGCGCGAGGGCAAGCAGTACCTGGAGAACCTGGAGCGCCAGAACGAACGCCTACAGAACCTCACCGCGACAGAAGAAGCCCTGAACTACCTGCGCAAGGAAGGTATCGACGCCACGTCGGAGCTGGGTAGGAAGATCCTGGATCAGGCCGCCGCCAACCAGAAGCTGGACGCCACCAACAAGGCCGAAGCCGAGTCCAAGCGCCAGTCTGAAGCGGCGGCGCGCAAGAGCGCTCAGACGTCGGAACAACTGCGCAAGAGTCAAGAGGGCTACGTCACCCAGCTGGAACGCCAGGCGGCCCTGCTGGGTATGAATAGCGCCGAGGTTCGTGCCTACGAGCTGGCCGAGAAAGGACTCACTGGGGCGCTAAGGGCCAGGGCTGAAGCTGCCCTTGCTGCTATCGATGCCGACGAGAAGAGGCGCCAAGCCGATGCCAATGCAAGCGCCAATGCCGACCTTCAGGCCGAGTATCTGCGAGCGACCGGCCGCACCGTTGACGCGGGACTGCTGGAGATTCGGACGAAATTTGACGCGATGCGTCGGGACTTCGAAAAGGCGGGCAACGACGCCGGCCTGGCTTGGATCGACAAGCTAATTCCCGTCGCCGAGGCCAAGGTCCGACTGGACGACGTCAAGCAGCAGATGGACGACTTGCTGGCCGACCAACAGCGCGCTGAGTCTTCCGTCAACGTCCAGCAGGATGCCGGCGTCATCAACGAAATGGACGCTCGGCAACGCATCCTGGATATTCACCGAGCGACCTACGAGAAGCTCCAGCAGATTCGGCCGATCCTGGAGCAGATGGCCCGCCAGCCTGGCGAGGTCGGGCGAGCTGCTGCCGAATCGCTCGCTCAACTGGACGCCGAGGCGGCGCGCCTCCAGCAGACCACGACGCTGCTCGAAACCACCTTGCGGGACGGGCTCACCACCGGCTTTACCGACGCCATCAAGGGGCTGGCTTCCGGGACCATGGACTTGCGCGACGCCATCACGTCGCTGGGCGAGGCTGTACTCAATGCCCTGGTGAACATGGCGGCGCAGAACCTCGCGCAATCGCTGTCCAGCGGCATCATGGGGCTGTTTGGTGGCGGCCAGCAGGACACCAGCATGACGACCGGCGCGGCGGCTGTGACCGCGTCGGCAGGCGCTCTATCGACAGCGGGCGCTTCGCTGCTGACCGGGGCCGCTGCTATCCAAGCGGCCGCTGCGTCGCTGGCAGCCGCCAATGGCGTCCAAGGGCTGGGCGCTGCTGCGGGTGGTGCGGGTGCGGCCGGAGCGGCAGCGGGCGGCGGCAGTTGGTTGTCCTCCATCGCCGGCATGTTTGGTTTCGCCTCCGGAGGGCACATCAAGGGGCCAGGAACAGGCACCAGCGACAGTATCCCGATTCTGGCATCCAACGACGAGTTCATGACCCGTGCCGCCGTAGTACGACAGCCCGGCGCCCTGGCATTTCTCGAACAGTTCAACCGCTACGGCATGGCCGCGCTGGCCGGCTGGGCAAACCCTGTCCGTCACGCAACCGGCGGGCAGATCGGCACTCCTGCCCCCAACCTGCCGGCCCCCGTCCGTGCTGGCGCGAACCTGCCCGAACCGTCCAAGAACTTCAGTACCTCGGTCGCCAACTCGATCTACCTGCACGCCGTTCAAGACACGGATCAAATGGCGGCCGACATGTGGGCCGGCAAAGGCGGCGAACACTTCTTGGTCTGGCTGAACAAGAACCGCCAGGCCGTCAAGCAGATTATCTAGGAGTCCCATGGCCACCGAATTCGGAACCGCCACGAACCACCAGAACCTAGTCGAGCGCCTCGTCCAGTTCCTCACTGCCAGCCCCGACCTGGTCGCGGCTGGACAGGCTTACGAGAAGGTTTTCGACAACACCATCCCCGCGTCCGGCACGGCCATCGCCGTGCGCCAGGTGACACTGCGCGCCCCCGGCCTGGGCGGCGAAGACAGCATCTTCATGGGCATCCAGTCCTACGGCGACACCGCGCTCGACTACTACAACGTCCGGCTGATGGGCGGTACCGCGTTCAATCCTGGCGCGCTGCCGCCGGGTGGCGACTTCTGGACGGCGTTCGTCAACTACAGCCCGCGAGTGCAGCTGCTGGCCTGGAACCAGCCCATGCCGTACTGGTTCTTCGCCAACGGCCGACGCTTTTGGGTCGTCGTCAAGGTCAGCACGATCTACGAGTCGGCCGGCGCCGGCTTCATCCTGCCACCCTGTCCGCCGTCGCAGTATCCGTACCCGCTCGCGGTAGTGGGTTCCTATCGCGGGGACGTCGCTGTGCGCTGGTCCGACGTCAGCGACAGACACCGTGGCATCAGTAGCCCACTGGAGCGCAGCTGCTACGTCCGCGACCAGGCCGGACGGTGGCTCGGCTTCACCGTTGCATCGAATAGCAACAATGAATCGGACTACAACAATCGGACCCTGTTGCCGCTGGGCTGCGCCCGCTATGCGGGTAGTAGCGACACTGTGATCAACCAGCTCCGAGACTCTTTCAGCAAGTTCCCCCTGAAAGCGCTGTCGTTCGTCACCCGCGAAACCGAGGGACGCCGGTACCTCGGTGACTTCGACGGCGCTTTCTACGTGCCAACGCTCAACTCCGGCGCCGAGGACGTGATTGTCGAGGACGGAGTGGACCACGTTGTTTTCCAAACCGCCTGGCGCTCCGGCAACCCCTGGCTCTACGCAATCAGGAAGGACTGACATGGCCTATTTCACAGGAACAGCGAACAGCCCGGCCGACCTGCTCGGAAAGCTGCGCACCCACGCTGAAACACTCGGCTGGGTCACCGACCGCGCCTCAGCATCGGACTGGCTTTGTCACAACGCCGACGGCTACTGGTCATTCAACGCCGGTTCCAATCAATGGCAGCTCGCCGGCAATACGGGGTTCGATAACGGCCTGGCGTGGAACGCGCAGCCGGGCAGCTCGGTGCAGAACAACCCGTATTCGTCGAAAGAAACAACCATAGCGCAGCTCAGCGCCGGGCCATTCACGCGCTATCACCTGTTCGCCACCGCTGCCTATCTGCACCTGCACGTCGAAATCGCTGCCGGTCAATTCCGTCCAGTGATGATCGGCTCTCTCAACAAACGTGGCGTCGGCTATACGGGCGGTCAGTATGTTTGCGGCTCGTTCATCTACAGCTCTGGCCAGGCGCTCACAAACAACTGGTCGTCGCATCCATTCGATGGTTACCACATTCGATACAGTGGCGGCGGCAGTGTGCTGCGGCTGGACAGCCTCGACGGTGGCCCCTCGCCCGAGTGGCTGCCATTCGACTACAGCACAAATCTTCCTCGGCGCGTCGTCGGCCCCGGTCGCGGAAACTACAGCAGTCAGTACCATCCCGACGTGGGGCTGATCGACGCCAGCGCAAACGAGCTGTTCAGCTCGACCAACGTTGTGCCGTGTGCAATTTATGCGTTCGGCGCTCAGCAGCGTTCGAGGTACATCGGCGAAGCGCCTGATTTCGGTCTGTGCCGGATGGACTTCCTCGCGCCTGGGGACTCGATCACCATCGGAACCGACACCTGGCGTGTCTTCCCTTTGCTGCAGCGCGGAACAGCCAGCGATTTCGGCAACACCAGCGCGCTGGTCGGCTATGCATTCCGGGTTGTCGAGTAGAAATGGCGACCTTCCCCGGATTTCAAGTACCTCGGCCGGTCGAAGCGGTCGTTGCCGGCATCACGCCGAATATCGACGCCCTGGAGCTGAATCAGGACATCAGCCTGGCAGCGGTCGCGGCCTCGACCTGGACCGGCGTCTACGCGGCGCATCAGCCGGTAGAGGTGATCCACTCGTCGTACCAGGCTGTCCACCAGAGCGCCCTGGAAGAGAACTACTACAACCGCCTATGGCTGATTCCGACCGCAATGGAACTGGGCAACGTCGTCAGCACCCAGATACGACCGGCATCAGTCTGGAATGCATATTTCAGTCCGCGCACGCTGACCGCTATCGACCGCGAAGCCGCAGACGGCATCTCGCTGTCCGGCCAGGCGTCGCCGCCGCTGGGTTTCGCCGCTCTGGAAGAACGCACCTGGACGGTCAGCATCGGCACCGACGGCCCGCCCGTGGTCAATGCGCGGATCGTCTGGAAGCTCCAGGGCGAGCCGGACCTGGTGCTGGTCATCACCGGCAATCGGATCATCGCCTGGACGTTCGCGCCGGACTGGGGCGACAGCATCGTCGAGCGCCTCAGCGCCTCGACAAATATCCTGCAAAGCGAATCGGCCGTGACTCAGCGCCGGGCTATGCGCCTGGCGCCGCGCCGAGAGTTCGAAGCGAACATGTACGCGGTGGATCGCGAGCGGCAGTTGCTGGACATGACGCTGTTCGGCTGGGGCGCGCGCATTTGGGCGCTGCCGATCTGGCCTGATATCCAGCTGCTCCACCAGCCGCTGGCGGCCGGGTCGCTGAGCATTCCGTGCGACCCGCCCGGCCTCGACTTCCGCGACAGCGGTCTGGCGATGCTGCGCGGCGAGGACGCCTTCAACTATGAGGTCGTCGAGGTCAAGACGGTGACCGCCAGCGGCCTGGACCTGGTCCGGCCCGTCCAGGCCGCCTGGGGAACTGGCTCGCGACTGTACCCGGTGCGCACCGCGCAGCTGACCGAGCAGCCCACGCTGACCCGGCTGACCGATACCGCGCAGTCTGCGCGGGTGTCGTTCCTAGTGATGGAGCCCAGCGCCTGGCCGGAACTCATGCCGGCGACGACCTACCGGGGTCGGCCAGTCCTGGAGCAGCGCCCGGACGAAAGCGAAGACCTCACTTCCAGCTATCAGCGCCTGCTGTCCACCCTGGACAACGGCAGCGCCATTCCCCGCGTGACCGACGTCGCCGGCATGGCGCTGCCCGTCATCGGCCATCGGTGGATCGGCATGGGCCGAGCCGAGCGGTCGGCGTTCCGTGGCCTGGTCTATGCGCTGCGCGGCCAGCAGAAACCGCTATGGGTGCCGACCCACGCCGACGACCTGACCTTGGTCGCCACCGTCTCGCAGCTGTCCACCGCCTTGGACGTGCGCAATATCGGCTATGCCCGTTTCGCCAACTGCCGGCCGGGCCGTCGCGACATCCGCATCGAGCTGTACGACGGCACGGTCTATCACCGCCGCATCCTCACCAGCACCGAGTTGGACGCCAACACCGAGCGCCTGGCCATCGACGCTGCCCTGGGCCGACTGGTCGAGCCCGGCGACGTGGCGCGCATCTGTTTCATGGCGCTCTGTAGCGCCGCCACTGACGTGGTCGAGATCGAGCACGTCACTGATAGCGAGGGCGTAGCAACTGCCGCCCTGACGTTCAAAGGGGTTCGTGACGATGATTTTTAACAGCCGCGAAAGCTCGCTCGCGGAGGGGCAGCCGGTGCGGCTGTACCAGTTCAGCCGTGGAGCCATCCGCTGGAGCTACAACAGCGCCGACCGGGACATCACTTATCAAAACCAGATTTTCCGCACCGTGCCGGGCGGCATCACTGACAACGGGATCATCTGTTCCGGCGATCCGCAGTCCGACCAGTTCGTCATCACCGCGCCGGCCGACCTCGATGTCGCGCTGCTGTACAAGACCCGGTCGCCGAGCGGTGCCATCGACCTGGTCGTCTACGACATGCACTACGGCGATGCCGAGGCAGCGGTTTCATGGGTCGGTCAGATTGGCGACGTGGACTGGCCGACGGTGGACAGTTGCCGAATCACGTGCGTGTCGGAAGATGAGCTGATGGATCAGCCCGGTCTGATCGACACCTATTGCCGCACCTGCACGGCGGTCCTGGGTGATCACCGCTGCAAGGTGAACCTGGTCCCGCATCGGGTGACGCTGACGCCACAGAGCGTGTCGGACTGGATGATTTCCAGCGGCGTGGTCGCCGGCTACGCCGACGGCTGGTTCACGGCTGGCTATGTCGAGTGGCAGGTGGACGGTGACAACTACGACCGCCGACACATCGAGCGGCACGCCGGGGCGGACCTCTACATTCTGGGCGGTACCCAAGGCATCCCGGCCGGGGCACAGCTGCGGGTCTATCCCGGCTGCGACTTCCTCGCTGAAACGTGCGATGCGAAGTTCGACAACCTCCTGAACTTCCGGGGCATCAACAAGCTGCAAGGCAAGTCGCCGTTCGATGGCGACCAGGTCTGGTGAGGTAGGCCATGGACCCGATCACAATCAATCTCGCCATCCTGGCGGCGTCGTACATCCTGTCCAGCGTCCTGGCGCCGAAACCGCAGAAGCCCAAGCCGGCAGCATTCGATGCCGCTGACTTCCCGCTATGCGAGGAAGGGGAAGACCAAGCGGTGGTGTTCGGCCAGTGCTGGTCGAAGTCGTGGATGGTGCTCACCGTGGACAATCGTCGCCTGAAGGCCATCAAGACCAAGGCGAGCAAGAAATGATCGTGACTGTACAGCACCTGCACACCGTGCCGACTTGGACTACCCGGCAGGGTTACTGCCACGGCCGTGCGCGGGAGTTCTTCAAACGCCATGGGCTGGACTGGATGGCGTTCTTACAGGACGGCATCGACGCCGATCTGTTGATCGCGACTGGCGACGCGCTCGCGCTGAAACTTGTTGAACACGCACGTCGGGAGGTTGCCCATGGGCGCTAAACCCAAGGCGCAGATCGTCGCCTGGCGGTACTACTTCGATATCCACTTTGCCCTGGGCAAGAAGGTCGACGAGGTGTGTGCGATACGCGCAAGCGGCAAGACCGCTTGGAAAGGCTCGATCACGACCAACGGCCAGGTCCGCATCAACGCGCCGGAGCTGTTCGGCGGCGACAAGGGTGAGGGCGGACTCGACGGCACCCTGGACGTGCTGTTCGGCGACGAAGATCAAGGTGTCCTGCCACGCTTGGCGGCGATGCTCGGTGGCCTTGTGCCGGCGTTCAGGGGAATCAGCACCTGCTTCTATTCCGGCTTGGTTACATCGGTTAACCCGTATCCGAAGAAGTGGGAGATTCTGCGTCGAGGCGGGAACCGTCTGTGGGACGGCAACCCCTGGTATCCCGAAAAGCAGTTCATCTGGCTAGCGGACGGTCAGATCAAGGCGATGAACCCAGCCCACATCCTCTACTTGGTCTACACCGGCCGGGACTTCCGGGGGCTGGCTCGCACGCGGATGGACGAAGCCAGTTGGCGGGCGGCCGCTGACACGCTGTATGCCGAGGGCGTTGGCTTGTGCTTCGAGTGGACCCGCTCGGACAGCTTCAAGAACTTCTGCGAGACGGTCAAATCGCACATCGGCGCCGAGGTCTACCCGAACCGCCAGACCGGACAGATCAGCATCCGGCTCCTGCGTGACGACTACAACGTCGCGGACCTGCCGCTGTTCGACGAAGACAGCGGCCTCTTGGAAATCACCCAGGAGAAGACCAGTTCGACATCGCTTGCGCCGAGCCAATTGATCGTCAAGTACATTGACCAGATCGACGGGGCGCAACGCCAGGTCATCATCACCAACAACGCGGTCGCCGCGTCGCAGGGCCGCCGGTCGTCCGAAGAAATCGAGTTCATAGGTGCGCCGACCGGCGAGCTGGCCGGTCGCTTCGGTGAGCGGGAAATGCGCCTAAAGACCGCAGGGTTGAAGCGCTACAAGGCCATATTCGACCGCCGCGCCCGCAGCCTAAACCCCGGCCAACCGTTCCGCATCCGCTCGATCCGGCGCGGCATCCCCGAAACCGTCGTCAGGGTCGGCCGGATCGAGGACAACTTCCTCGGCGACGGCAAGATCACCCTGACCGTCGTCCAGGATCAGTTCAATCTGCCTGCGACAACTGGCGTGGCGCCGCCGCCACCTGGCTGGATTCCGCCAGACCGGACGCCTCGGGCGATCACTGTGCGCCGCCTGATCGAGGCGCCATATCGTGAGCTGGCCGGCGTGATTGATCCTGCGAATCTCCAGCTCCTGGACGTGTCCGCATCGTACCTGGCTGCGCTGGCCGAGGCACCGACCAGCCTGTCGCAGAGCTACACCCTGACCGACCGCGTCGGCAGCTCTGGCGCGTTCGTTGATCGCGGAACCGGGGATTGGTGCCCGACCGGCCTGCTCGCCGCCGAGCTGCCGCTGGCGGCCGGACCGAACGTCGTCACGCTGACGAACGCTAGCCGGCTGGAGGACGTCACTGTCGGCCAGGCCGCTGTGGTGGACGACGAGATAGTCCGGGTGGATGCGGTCAACTACGCCAGCGGTACTGTCACCCTGGCACGCGGCTGCGCCGATACCGTACCAGCCAAGCACCTGGCCGGGGCTCGGGTCTGGTTCTATGACACGTTCGAAGCGGTGGACGAGACGGTCTACAGCCAGGGCGTGACGCTCCAGGCCCGGCTGCTGACCAACACCAGCGAGGGCCAGCTCGCCCCGGCGCTGGCCGCCACCGACAGCCTGACGCTGACCGGGCGCCAAGGTAAGCCGTACCCGCCCGGCCAGTTTCGCATCAACGGCAGCGCGTACCCGGCCAAGGTCTACGGGGCGTTGTCTGTGAGCTGGGCGATGCGCGACCGGATCGGCCAGGCCGACCAGTTGATCGATACCACGGTCGGCAACATCGGGCCCGAAGATGGGGCGACGGTGACGCTCCAGGTCTACAGCGGCACGACGCTGAAGCGCACCTATGCCGGCCTCACATCCAGTAACTGGTCCTATCCGCTGGCCGAAGACGTCGCTGACGGCCCGCTCCAGGACGTGCGCCTGGTCCTGCGCAGCGTCCGCGACGGCATCCAATCCTGGCAGCAACACGACATCACCATCGAACGACACGGCCTGGGCTTCCGCCTCGGCGAGGAACTAGGAGGCGTTTCCGCATGAGTCTTACCATGGGGCCGAACACCGGCCTACTGATCAACGGCGCACCCGGTGAGGGGCACTACAACGAACTGATCCGCATGTTGCGCTGGGATGACTTCCTGCGCCAACCGGTCGTCAAGGGGCGCGTCGCCACGCTGCCCACAACCGGCCAGGCCGAGGGGGACACGTACATTTTCACCGGCTCGGGTGCCAGCCAGAACCGCCTTGCCAGATGGTGGGCGACGGGCGCCACCACGGCAATTTGGGAGTACATGCCGCCACGGCTGGGCTGGCGTGTCCAGGTCGCAAACGAGACAACGCCGAGTGGCCAGGTCAAGACCTACGAGTATTCCGGCACGGCGTGGGTCGAGCTGGTGGGCGGTATGTCGGACGCGCCGAGCGACGGGAAGCGCTACGCCAGGCTGAACAACGCGTGGGCAGGCTTGGGGGCTGCTGCCGTCGCCGATATTCTCGGGACGGTCTCTCAGGCCGGCGGTGTGCCAACTGGTGCAATCTACGAGGGCGGCAGTAACGCGAACGGGAGTTACGTCAGACTCGCAGACGGAACGCAAATTTGCTCCAGCAGCCTTTTAACGTTTACTGCGGGCTCAACGTCGGTGGGTGCGTCTTGGACATTCCCGGCCAGCTTTGTGTCGCCGTCGCTGATGTTTGGCACCGTTGTCGCATCGGGAGCCGGCGCAGACTATGACCCCGGCGTCGCGGCGAGGAACCTGGGGGCTGTTTACTTCAATGCGTCAACAAACTCTGCTGCACTGGGGTTTCTCTGCATCTCGTCTGCATCGTTCACCCCTGGCGCCCAAACTCGAAATAACCGTGCTATCGCCATTGGGAGGTGGTTCTGATGATCATCACTCTTTCTCCGTATTTGCCGCTCCCCGGCAGCGATGAACACCTGATGCTGAGCAGGGCTGGCGATGTGCTCACCGTGAACGGCCAGGCGTTCGACTTCACACCGCTCCCGGAGGGTGGTGAACTGCCGGCTGAGGCTATCGGGTCGGAGTGGTTCGCTGGCCCCGTCGTTCGCCGTGAGGGGCGTCTAGAGTTCAGCCTGCGGCTGCCGCTGGCTGACGGCGCTAGTGCAGCCGCTCGCTTTCCTGAACCAATGCTGATCGAGTCCGACGGCCCGGTGGAGTTGCCGCGATGATCGACTGGAGCATGTTGAAATCACCCGAAGACCATCAGGTTGAGCAGCGGGAGGCCATCAGAGCGCAGCGCCGCCAGGCTTACCGGGACGAGGCAGACCCGCTGCGCCTGGAGGCCGAATATGACGCCATCGCGACCGGTACAGAGCTGGACCTGTCGGCCTGGGTCGAAGCTGTCAAGGCGATCAAAGAACGCTATCCGCTCCCCCAGTCCTAAGCGTTTTGATAATTGTGACCAACGTCTCCTTTTTGCTACGGTCCCCCGCTGATGTGCGGAGTAGATAAGGAAGTTGGTATGAACGAGATGCTTAGACGGAGACTGCGGGCGGAGCTGCTAGAGGTCGGTTTCCTAAACCAGTGCTGCCTTGACCTGATGGAAACCATGGCGTCCGAATTCAGCCTCTCGCAGGATCAGCAGGAATGCTTCGAGCAACTGAGCCGGTTCCTGCGGGAGGGCATCGGCAAGCTGACCGCTCTGTCTGAGCGGGTAGCCGATGGCGATATCGTCGTCCTGTGCTGATCTTTTGAAATTCTTTTGCCGCTTGCGAAACGGCTAGGGCGCGTCATTTATTGCGCAAATCCGCGCCAAATTTCGCGCCGCGCTACAG